CAAGGAGGATGATTTTCTAATCCCAGAAGATTGGCCTGATACTTGGAAAGATATCCTATCCACTCACACAGAGAGGGGTATGGATCTATACCATAAGTGCATAGACGATCTAGTTAAGAACTTTGGGTTCACTAGAAAACGAGCCAAGGAATCCGCACGATTCTTTCGGGGGTACAATACCCAGATCACTAGTGATGTAATGTTTAACTGGCGTTCGTTTTATCACTTCTTAAATCTTCGTAATAAACAAGATGCGCAAGTAGAGATTCGCAACATTGCGAGTCAAATGCTAGAACTCGTAAAAGAAACTAACAAGTTCCCCCTTACAATACAAGCTTTCAAGCTTTAAGTGTAAATAGTGGTGTGACCACTGAACTCATAAGCCTGTTTGGCGGGGCCATAACAGGCTTTATTTTTAGAATAATTGCATTAAAGGCAGAAGAGAGTAAGAGCCGCTTTGACCGGATGATGAGCGCAATCGATAAGCAAGACGAGTCTGCTGACAAAGCGGCAAACAGAGACCCCGATTTCGGGAAGGTAATCAGGCGAATGATCGTAATGTCCGTGATATTCTCTATCGTAATATCTCCATTTGTGATGGCTATCCTTGGAATTCCAACTTACTTAGAGGTAAGTTATCAAGATGGCGGCGGGCTTTTTGGACTTCTAGCAGATAAGACAAAAACCGCTTTTGTAGAAATATCTGGTAATTTAATTACTACTGAGATTAGACAGTGCCTGATAGCTATTACTGGATTTTATTTCGGATCTGCTGCCGCAGCAAATAAGTCTTAAAAGACTTGACAAGGTTGGGTATAGTCGGTGAAGCTAGGTTATGAAGCAAAGGATCAATAGGCGAAATTATATTAATAATTTTGTCAACATTCCTAAGAATGCTGGCAAAGAATTCTGGATCAAAGAGTTGGTCTTGTTCAAGAGACTTGAAGCTATCTACGGTATTGAGTTTCTTTCGCAATTCGTTCCTCCAGAAAAGATTGCATCTCTTGCAATGTTCTTTTCTGACTATGGCAAGAAAAAGCTTGAAAGCTACAAGAACCAATTTTACTATCGTCCAGAAGTAATCGAGCGCCCAGTAATCTCTGAAAAGGTTGGAGATGACGCTCAAATCAAAACTAAAAAAACACTTAGGGATTTTCTACAATGACCAAGAAGGCAAAAGAAGAACAGAAGGAAGATGGTATTTCATCCAAGAGTATTCTTGGAGATTTTTTAAAGTCTAACAAGGAAGACCACTATAATTTTGAAGAGTCTGTTAACTATAAGGTTTCAACAGGCTCTCTTAATCTAGATATGCAAACTGGTGGAGGTCTAGGACCGGGGCTCCATCGCTTCGTAGGATTTACCGAAGGCGGCAAGACTTCTGCATCGCTTGAGGTAATGCGAAACTTCCTCAATACCGTCCCAAACTCAAAAGGCTTTTATATCAAGGCTGAGGGTCGTCTGTCGCCAGAGATGCAAAAGAGAAGCGGAGTTAAGTTTGTATTTGACGCATCCGAATGGGAAGATGGAACTTGCTTTGTTTTTGAATCAAATATCTACGAGACGGTTGTAGATGCCATGCGAAAACTCATTATGAATAATGATGAGAAGAATAAGTATATGTTTATTATTGATTCGGTTGACGGACTGATTGCAAAAAATGATATGGGTAAGACATTTGAGGAGTCAGTAAAGGTGGCAGGCGGCGCAGTAATTGCCGCTAATCTTATGAAGAAGATCTCAATCGCGCTTACCAAGCGCGGTCATATGGCGATTTTCATCTCCCAAGTAAGAAGCGATATCAAGCTTGACCCATACAGTTCAGCGCCAATTCGCCAAACATCAGCTACCGGCGGCAATGCGCTGCTCCACTTTGCTAATTTTATTTTCGAATTCGAAGCTCGCTTTGAGGGAGATGTTATTCTCAAAGACCCAAATATAAAGAAGCCAGATCCCGTAAAGAATCCAATCATTGGACACAATTGCAAGATTTATATCAAGAAGAGTCCAAACGAGAAAAGTAAGAACAGAGTAACATATCCAATTAAATATGGGCGCTCAAATGGTCGCTCAGTATGGCTTGAGAAGGAGATTGTCGATATGCTTCTTACTTGGGAGCTTGTGAGCCGTGCTGGCGCTTGGTATACTGTATCAGAGGATCTGATTAAGATCGCGAAGGATATCGGGGTAGATATGCCAGAAAAGTTCCAAGGCGAAAATGCCGTATTCGAATTCGTTGAAGCTAACGAAAATCTGACTAAGACCCTACACAAGTACTTCATTAATATTATAGCTGAGAATTCAGCGAATGAAGTTTAAGACCCTAAACGGCAAAGAGCGCTTTCTCAAGAACGCTAAAAAATATATAATTAATTGGGAAGCGAAGTCAAAGAGTAATATCCAGTGGAGAGTAAAGCAGTTTTTGCTCTCCTACTGGAAGTACGACGTTGTGTTTGAGGAGATCAGGGTCGTTGGAACTCGCCTATCTCTTGATATTTATAATGCAAATAAAAAGATAGCAGTAGAGGTTCAAGGCAAGCAGCATCAGACTTATAACCCCTACTTCCACGGTAACGACCGGCGAAAGTGGCTATCTCAGCTTCGCCGCGACGATTTAAAGCTGCAATTTTGCTTGACAAACGGGATAAAGCTGGTAGAAATCTACGAGACAGACCTTATCTGCAAAGAGACCTTCGAAAAACAAGGAGTCATTTTATAATGAGCGAATCCTCAAAGGATAAAGAATTTCTATTCCCACCAGAAATGGTGGAACAGATCTATGAACTCTCTGGCGGCGCAGAGAACTTCAAAGGTCTAATCTTGTGCGTTTGCACACAAAACGGCGTGCCTCAAATCTTCACTAGATTTGATTCTGTAGTTACTTCTCTTGGGCTTAAAAAAGCCCTTGAAGAATACCTGAACTCTGAAGAGATGGATGTTAGAGACGACGAAATCTAATGCTTTATTCACTAGAAGTAGAGAAGCAGCTTTTAGCTGGCCTCATCCAGCACCCAGACGCATACGCAGAGATCTGCGATTTCATTTCTGAGGCTGACTTTTATTGCGAAGAAACAGTAGTCCATAAAACGATCTACCATATTCTTCGCAAGTGCATGGAGGGCAACGAAAAGCTTGACGAGATAATTATTGCCCAGCGAATCAAGGAGATCGGAATATCCTTTGAGGATAATATTGATATCTTTGATTACCTCCGCTCGCTCGCCCTAAGAAAGACCAACAAATCCACCGCAGTTTCTGCGGCGAAAGAGATTAAAAAATACTCTATTCGCCGCACAATCCACAGGTCAGCCTTGGATGTTGCGGACAAGATGAAGAAGATCGCCCCCGATTCTTCATATCAAAAGATCATCGAAGAGGCTGATTCGGCATTTAATAAGACAATTAATCTTTATGAAAACAATGATGAAAAGCCTGTTAACATCTTTGAGGAGATGGAGAATGTCATTGAAGAGCGCGGCAACAACCCTATTACTGAATTTGGCTTCTTGGGGCCATTCCCAACTGTTAACAAGATTTACGGCTCTCTTCTGAGACCCGGTAATATCTCAGTTATCGTTGCCCGATCCGGTGTAGGTAAGACTCTGCTTGCCCTTAACTATTCTACAAAGGTTTCGGCTAAGTACGATGTTCCAGTTCTTCACTTTGATAACGGAGAAATGAGCAAGGAAGAAGTGATTATGCGGCAATGCGCTGCTCTTAGTCACGTTCCTGTTCACTTGCTTGAGAGCGGTCTCTGGCGTAAAGCTGGAGCGGAAACTGTTGATAAGGTCAGGGCTACTTGGAATCAAATCAAGAACTTAAAGTTTTATTATTATAATGTCGGTGGTATGACCACGGATCAAATGATCAATAATCTTAAGAGGTTTTACTACTCTAAGATTGGTCGCGGAAATCCACTCATCTTCAGCTTTGACTACATCAAACCCTCTGCTGATGCCGATAGCGGTAAGCCAGAATGGCAAGTCATTGGCGATATGTTGAACAAGTTCAAGAAGACTCTTCAGCGAGATATCGTTCAAGATCAGAAGCCTTGCATCACGATGTTCACTTCTGTTCAATCGAATCGAAGCGGTGTTACAACCAACAGAGCGGCAGACGCAATCAATGACGACGAAAGCATTGTATCAATGTCTGACCGCATCACTCACTACTGCTCTCATATGGCGATCCTTCGCCAAAAGACCGTTGACGAGCGGGCAGAAGAGGGTCAAGACTTTGGCACTCATAAATTAATTTTTGTTAAAAATCGATTCTTAGGATCTGACGTTGCCGGTGCTGTTGAGCCAGTCAGAATGCCAGATGGCACCTTGAAGCGTAATTTTATCAATCTTCGTTTTAACAACTTTGACGTTGAAGAGCGCGGCGATCTGCGCGATATTGTCCGAGCAATGGACACTGGTATCAGCCCACTTGAACAAAATAATGAACAGAACGATGTCCCAAACTTCAATTGATTCGTTTCAGCTGAAGACCTCGCTTGAGTCTTTGGGGTACAATCTTAAAGACTATGGAAGCTACTGGAGAACAAGAGCCCTTTATCGCGGTGGCGATAATGGTACAGCTGTAAAGATTTACAAGAACAGCGGCGTTTGGACAGACTATGCTGCCAATGGTTCCAAGAGCTATCCAATCCAAAAGTTAATTCAGCTTACTCTCAATACCAATGATCCTGTGGTAATAAATAAGTATGTAAATACTTCGTCCGAAGTTATTATCCAATCAGAGCCAAAACAGAAAATAGAAATGGAAAAGATCTATCCAGAATCACTGCTTTCAAATCTTTTACCCCACCTTGATTTTTACGAGAAGAAGG